CTAGACCGTCTTAAACCTAATACATAATGGTCATCTAAAGGACCATATTGACCAAAACTAGATTTCATCTTTTACATGCCCCCAAAAATCACCACTTCTTAAATCTAATAAGTTCCAATGACTATGTGAATATCTTTTAAAAAAGTTATCTCTATTAATCACATTTGGACTTTCTATATCACATAATTCACCTGCTCTTTCGTCATAAAAAAAACAAGTCGGTGAAGTTACAAATAGATATCTACCTTCTATAATCGCTGGTGCAGCTGCTGATGAGGCATAGGTAACCACAGCATAACTATCTCTAATACTTTCAATTAAATCAGGATATGTACGGTCTGGATTATGTATTGTAATTCGACCTGTATTAAATTTTGAATTATCTTTAGACCAATCAGTAAGTTTTCTTGCGTCTTCAGATTTATCATTTGTATTGGCTTTATGAAATCTTACTACAAAATTTCTTTCAGTATATTTACTTAACTCTTCAATCGTTTCTCTAGCCCATACATGTGCTGGTTTACCACCGCCACCATATCCTTCTATACCTCTATTACAAACTAATAATATAGGACCACCTGTATTTTGATAATTTTTAACGGTAATTTTTTTATTTTTTGTTATACTTTTCCACCTGTCTCGCCAATTATCTTTATAAAAATGTTTTGCCCTAGGATGATGAACATGACCATAAGGTATTCTAACATATCTTAATCCTTGCTCAGTCTCTTGTTTTTTAGATTGAGCCCCTGACATGTGTTGACTTTGATATGATATTAATACATCTGAATCCATAAAAAATATTTTACCATCTTCAACATGTTTTTCTTGTAAGGCTCTTCTTAACAAAGACATTTTATTAGTTGGTCTATAAACATCACCTTGATAACTAAAACAAAATGAATACTCATAGTCTAAAAGAGGTTCGTGTTGTTCTATTAGTGTTGCTGAATGTTCAGGATTATGTTTATTAATGCCCTCAGCAAATGCTTTTACCCATATTTGCTTATGATAGTCAACACCACCTGTTGTTGTATTTAAATAAACGCCTACTTTCATCCTATTAACATACACTCTTTGTAATTATAAAACCAATCTTGTGAATAATCACAATCTTTATACTCTTTAAACCATGGTCCACCCTCTGTATAGTGAACATTTTTTACATCTTCATTGTGTTCATACTCACCTACTAACCAGTTCCACTCTAATGGTATTTCACCAATTAGGTCTTCACTCTCAAGCCATTTGTATTGATGAAGTTCTAAACCACTAGCCTTGTTTACATAATCTGGTGTAAGTGTTGTACACTTCTTACAATTCATCAACATAAAACTAGACCAGTTTTTCTTTTCATATTTTGTTTGTACTTGACCTAAAAACTTTTTTTCATCTTTAGGTGTGTAGTCATGTTTACATACTTGTACGGCATATCTATCATCTCTTAACCGCCATAGTTCAGCAATATCTTCAAACATTAACATATCACAATCCATAAACAAAGCCCAACCTTGATAGTTCATAAGGTGAGGTATCATAAATCTACTAAAAGAAAACTCTGTACTAGAGATATTATTTCTTTCTCTTACAAAATCATCTTTTAAATTGTTTAGTGCTATCGGTGTTATAGATACAGGCTTTGTACTATTTTGTATAATACTATGAGATAATACATTATAGGCCACCTTTTCTTTACTATCATACCCTATAAAAACATTAATCATTATACTATCGCCTCATTTGTATATTTGTTTAAATCTTCGTCATCTGTTCTATGACCAACTGATTCTCTTTTAATATCATTATGGTCAAACTCTGCCCAATATAACTCAAATGCTACACCATCTTCCAATCCTTCAAACTGGTGATAAACACCTGGTTTTACTCTTGTAAAATCACCTGCATTTAAGATTGTTTCATCTACTAGGTCATAGTCTTTTTGCCAAACTCTGACTAACATCTTACCAGATTCAACATAAAAACCATTCCACTTAAATTGATGTTGATGTTTTGAACATGCAACATTCTTTTTAAATTCTATTCTATGAAACTCTAATACGCCATTGGCATGTATGAGTTCAGTTTGTCCCCAAATTTTACCAGCTTTCATCGCCACCTCTTTTCATCTTTCATAGTTTTACCTTTCATATGACCTATATAGTCTTTAATTACACTATGCATAGACCATACATGGCCTACATAACCGTCTGGACATAATTTGTGTTGAGGTTTACCTTTAAGATATTTTAATCTCACTTGGTCCCATACATAACTATCATGCCACTCATCTAAATTAAACAATAAATCTTCATCATAATATCTTCTTAATTGTTTAATAAATTCTATTGTATCTTTATTTTTTAAATTATAACCAACAAATCCACATTCTGAATATTGATTAGTTCTATTTAGATAACATATTGTAGTGCTCTCTGGTAATACATAATTTAATATATATCTTTCGGTAATTGGTCTTAAAAATACTGCGTCTGCGTCAACCCAAAATACATAATCATAATCACAATCTAACATAAGGTGAGTTTTTGCATAAATTTTATATGCAAATCTACAAGCGTCTCTTTTAAAATCTGTACCTGGAATAATTTTACTAGGGTCTTTTTTGTCGGTAGACCATACATTATTAGGACTATTTCTATCTAAAAACTTTTGTAATTCTGGATTTGTTTCGTGAATATTACGGTGTATAAATTCTCTAGGTGGATTTGATGGCATCCAACCTTCGTGATAAACATATGTATCAAATGGCCAGTTAAAACTGGAATAGAACATATGTCCATAATAGTGGTATAACTTTTCGTTAAGACTTGTTACCAATGCTATTTTCATAACCAACCTTTGCTACATAATAACTATCAACAATATCTGATATAGGATTACCAACTTTATCGGTATCAAATATTTTTTTCAAGTCAATTTTTGTTTCTTTTAAAAATGCTTCGTACATCATATCTTTGTCTGCATTACCTTTTCCTGTTGCACCTTTTTTAACAACACTAGGCACAACCGTTTTATAAGATAAAACATCTTGTTCAAGTCTGTATTTGAGAATGCCACAATTTTCGGCAATTTGAAATAGGCCTTGACCTTTTGACCCATATGAATAACCCTCAATAAAAATTTCATAATCACCCTCATGTAAATCATATAATACATAAAATACCCAATCTGATATTAAGCCAAATCTATGCATTGGATTATCCCAATCATCATGTAATTGACCTTCTATATTTTCGGCCATTTTACCATCATACTTTTTCTTATTAGTAAGATAGTAAAAGTTTAATTTGTCACCATTCATTACACAAATGGCAGGACTTGTTAAACTATAATCAATTCCAATTATCGTCTTCGTCTTCGTGGTTGACCCATTCGACATCATCATCCTCATCAGTTACTTCAAAGCCGCAAAATGGGCATGTTGAAGGTTCTAAATCTTGCTCTTCAATATCCCATGTTACGGTATATTTAGTCTCGCATGAGGAACAGGTCTTTTGTCTTTTTTCTGCCATTATAGTTTAAATGTTTTAAATTGGTCTTTCTTTACATCTTGTTTAATACCACCGATTACATAAGACTCAATTTCGGTTTCTTGTGGTGCGTTTTGCATTGACTTGCTGTTTAGCCAATGGTCTACCCATGGTAGTGGATTTGTTTTTTGTTCGTACTTTGGTTCTAGGCCTATTCCTTTCATACGCCTGTTCGCCATGTATTCTACAAATTGGTGTAATAGTTTTTCTGATAATCCAATCATACTTCCTTGAGAAAACAGATATGTTGCCCACCTTTTTTCCTCCTGTACTGCCTCATCATACATTTTATAAACTTCTTTTTCACATTCTTTTCTAATTTTTAACATGTCTTTGTCGTCATTACGGTCATGCCAATTATTAATAACGGTTTGAGACATTGCAAGGTGTTGACTTTCATCTCTTGCGATAAAAGAAATAATCTTAGCAGAGCCTTCAAGTAGTTTAAGTTCACCAAAAGCAAACGAACAAGCAAATGAAACATAGAAACGCAAGCCTTCTAATATATTTACCGTACACATTGCTAGATACATTTTCTTTTTAAGTTCGTAAAGGTCAACTTTACTCTTATCTAAATGCCATCTATAACCTAAATCAATTAATTCATCATAGGTTTGTGTAACTGATTTACTTCTTCTTTCAATTCTTTCGTCTTCAATAATTGTATCAAACACTTCATTAGGGTTTGAATATAAATTTTTAATAATGTATGTATAAGACCTAGAATGAATTGTTTCCATGAAATCCCATGTTACAATACAGCCTTCTAATTCAGGATTAGATACAAATGGTAAAAATGCCAAACATGGACCTCTACCTTGTACACTATCTAACATGGTTTGATATTTAAGGTTAGATGTAAAGATAAACTTTTGTTGAGGCGATAGTTCTTGGTAATCATTTCTATCTTTCTGTAAAGATACCTCTTCAGGTCTCCAAAAATAACCTAATTGTTGTTGGTTTAATTTGTCAAATATAGGATATTTCATATCACTATATTGTTGTACTTGTAAGTCCTCACCAAAAAACATAGGTTGTTTTGTGAAGTCTAG